TTACCTTTTTTATATACTGCTTTATGTATCACTTCATCATTTAGATCATAGATACCATCAGCGAAATTTTTACCGTTGATCTTGAACATACTCAGCGAACACCCACTCTTTTGTTTTCCTAAGAATTTAAATCCCATGGATTCATAGAAAACAACTGCATCAGGTTCTGCTGAAACACGATAATAACTGGTGCCAATACCTTGCGCTCGATCAAGAGAGTCTTGAGTTAATAATCTTGCAACACCTTTGCGTCGATGTTTGGCAAATGTATGAAGCAATTGTAGATTGAAAACATATGGAGTTTTCTTCGAGCGAGTGGTGATAATCGCACCTGCTAACTCTCCGCCGTCCCAACATCCAATACAATACTGCCATTGTTCCTGCATATCCGCTTTCGCCACAAAAGTTTTGGCAAAAGCATCAGCCTTGTTCTCAGTTATATGCGCGACAAATTCATCGCGACTTGTTTCACGCAACGTCATGGAACTCGCGTTTCTTTTCTCCACGCTCTTTTGGATACTTGGTTTGCTGCCATCCATGATATTCATCCAAATTCCACTTAAATGGTGGAAATGTGAATTGGTTATTAGCAAGAATCTCCCGAACTGAGGGACCCTGATTCAGTGCAGCATCCATGAACATTTCCACGAATCTAAATTGAGATTCTAACTCTTCTCGCTTTGTAGTTGCGCGGAAGCAGCGGAACTCAATTGTACCAGTATGCTTCATGCAATAGGTATTGATTGCGTATCTAAAAGGTCGACCCATTGATACGCCATCCTTGCCTGCAGCGTGCAATTTGATGAAGTGATTGAAGTCAGTGGCAAGTTCAATAATGTTATCGCACATATACTCAGGCATTGGGCGACCGCCATCAAACTTGAGATACATCTTCGCGCCTTCGCACTGCTTCATCTCAGATGTTTCATGAAATTGGTAACAGGCTTGAATTGTATCTTCCTGATTGTCTTGAATGTATCCAATCAATCTCTTTAATCCAGCAATATCATCTTGCAAGCCTGGAACAAAGACATGAATATGTCCATGATTCACACAAGAGGCTGAAGGATTGTTTCCATACTCAAGAAACATTTCTTTCAAACGAATGATACGATCAATCTGCTCTTGCCAAGTCTTAGTTGGCATCATGTTGACCTCACCACCCATCCATGGCTCTTTACCGAGTGGATCGCATGCACGATATTGGAATGGTGGATGAATATTGACAATGTCAGTTTCAGCATATTCCCATTTACCGAGAGTCGGGGGAATAGTCATACGACGATCAATATCACCCCATTCGATCTCAGCACCATATGTAAACGTTGATTTATCGTACATGCTGTAAGTCCTTTGCGTCGTCAATCAAAACAAAATTCTTTTGAAAGATACCTTTACCGATTGTAGTGTAACAATTCATACCAATCTCAACTGAGTCTTTTAGATCAGCGCGAACAGCAATATCTTTCGTTGAAGTAATTATACCGCCATTGGTCAAAGAAGTAAAGTAAATTGGACGTTTGCCGTTGCGATAGAAACGTAATTGCTTTTCTTTGTACAATTCAACTACAGCCATTGAAGCATTTGAAAATTCTACTAATGGAGACTTGTTTGCTTCAAGAGTATGAAGAATCAACTCACTATCGTTTCGAGTTTTACACTTGTAGCCATATAGACGTTCCCAGTTTTCTGGCATCTCTTGGCTGACAACGCCATTGTGAACAATAGAGATATTGTCATTGTACAATGGTTGATTAAATTCAAGATCAGAAGTTGAATAACGGCAATGACCAATCAGATATAGATTGCCGTCTTCATTGACGCAATTGTTTAGATCGAGTGATTCTAAAAACTGCGTGGCTGGTTTAGAATCAATGCGAGTTTTAACTTCACCATCACGAACCCAAGAAACACCAGTTGCGTGTAATCCGCGAATGCTAGACTCGCGGAAAACATCGGCAAGCATAACCAAATCTAATGAACTTGGATTCTCAATATAAGCACCAATGATTGCGCACATATTAGCCGAACATATCTTCTAGAGTTGATTCTTTTTTGTACGCTTCTGGGTGGTACTTCTCAACCATTTCCCTTCCACCAACTCTTTCCAGATAGTCATACCATTCTTTTTCTGACCACATTCCTTCTGAAATTCCATTCCAAAGTTTTCGTTGGAGTGGATGTTCTTTGTTTTTTCGACGCTGCTCAACATAATTAAATCTATGATCTTCATATTCTTTGCTCCCGAGTTCGAGCATTTTTTCACGCAAATAACAAACAAGACTCACGCGCTCTGCCGTTTCATCTTGTAATTCAATTGGTGTATTGCCGTGAATGTACTCATGATTATTTACGAGTAACAGATCACCTGGTCGCACATTCACGGCAACACGAACTTCTGGAAGAATTAGATAACCACCTGTATAGTTACCATTGTTTGATAGAACAAGAAGATTACTCAACCCATTCGTAAAATCACCAGCGTCACGATGCGCTGCTGTTCTAAATGTTTTGTTGACTGTAATTGTGGTGAATACAGTTTGTGGAACTAGAAATGCAGGATCAATTTTATCCGCAGCAGCACGTTGCGCTGCATGACGAGTTGGAAGTAACTCCGCAAAACCACGATCAAGTGTTTGTAAGAAGGGGAATGCCATCTGAAATTTATCATAATGGTTTTGTGTATAAGCAGTGGCACGACCATATGGAATGCGAGGATATCGATCAAACCATCCAGCAATTCCAGACAAAACTACATTGGCATAGGTTGTATCAGAAATATAAGTTTCTTCAACACCACGGGCTTCTTCCTTGCGCTCTTTGATTGACATCTTAGCGACTTTCTTAAGCCACTTCTCAAAGTCAAACTCATCTTCTCTAACCTTGACGCTGAGCCAAACAAGCCCACGCGATGAATCTGCATTGTCATACTTGGCTCGAAGTAACTCAATTTCTTCTTTGATATTGACAGGAATAACAGAATTCTCTGGCTGCTTCTTGAAGAAGTCTAGAACGCGCAACTGAAATTCAGTTACCCATTCACGATTGCCACACTTCTCACCTTTTGGTCCAGCAGCAAGTCCACGATTCTGTGTTGGTGTTGCGGCTTCGCGCAGACCAGCATATGCATCATCTTGCTCTTGTTTGCTGAAATAGTTTTTGCGGAACTTGAAAGCAATATTATCTTCATGTTCGCTTTCAAGATAACAATCTGTGTCTTCATCGATAAGAGTATCAAAATGAGACTCATCAAGAAACTGCCCAAGCAAATGCTCGCAGTCAATTTTTGATTTGGCAATAATAACTTTTGTCATAATTTTCTCCTGCTCATGATATTATATATCCAGCAAGGCGCAATGTCAAACTCAGTATTTTCCGAACCCCAAATGAAACTGTGGGGGCATTGCACCCCCACAGAATGTTATCACATTTTTAGAATTGGCTGATTAGCCCATCGTGACGCTGATAGCATCGCGGTAGAGAGTCTTGCGAGCACGCGCAATCTGACCCTGATCGAGATACTTCTCGAACTGCTTCGAAGGATTGCCAAGACGATAGGCAAATACCTTCTGACCACGCGAATTGGTGACGCGATTGGTGTATACAGAGATACCCTCATTGCGTGCACGATAAGCAAGATCAGCAGCATTGTCAACCTTGAACATTGCACGGACTTGGCGCGATGTTACAGTGTTGCCGTCAGCAAGATAAGAGACAAACGAATTAAGAGCATTAGACATATTATATACCTTCACAAAACACCCCTTCAATAATATCGCAAGATTGGGGCTTTCCTTGCGACATACTTGTTATTATATAATAACAAATCCCAAAAGTAAACTCTTGCGATTAGAACGGAGCAGTGTTCTTGCGTTCAACAGCCTTTTGAAGAGTCTCAATAATACGGATTCGGATTTGATCATCTGTCAATCCCCTGTCTCGCAATTCTTGAACCTCCATCTGAGAGAATGTCACCGCCTCACCATTGTACGAAAAAGTCACCGAGTTTGAAACTGGATCTTTGGTTATAACCAATTCTTCGTGCGTTGTTTTAACAGTAGGAGCAGGAGTTGCTTCCGCATCAACCTTCGTGTACAGATCCAAGAACGCAGTCTTGGTGTCGCCATCGAAACGATTCAAGCACATCTCAATTGCCTTCAAACGATTGTTGAAGATAGAGAATGCTTTCGTGATATGCACAAGACGACGAGTCGAGATGACTTCATCAACCGCACCATCCGAGAAACTCTTGCGGATGACTTCAGCCCACGTGATTAGACGATCAATGAACGTCGTGTCACTGATATTCAGAACAGCAAAATTCTTCTCAAGAATCTTGCGCTCAGTATTGGCTGGCGGATACTCTTGCTCAACAGTGATCGCGAAACGTTCCAGGAATGCTTCGTTGAGCAAGTTTGTGCCGATGAATCGACCATCGTCGCTGCCTTTGCCCTTCGTGTTCGCAGTCGCAATCACGTTGAAGCCAGTAGCAGGGTGGACAACTTCACCAGTCTTCTTGTCAAAGTATGGCTTGCCTTCAAGAATCGGCTGCAAGCACAGAATGTCTTCAGTGCCGAGATCACACTCGTCAAGCAAGAGCACAGCACCACGACGCATCGCAGTGATCACTGGTCCTTCACGACGCACAGTATTGCCATCGACCAACTCATAGGAACCAATCAGATCAGACTCATCAGTGCGTTTGGTGATATTGACGCGAATCAACTCACGCTTCAACGCAGCACAAACCTGCTCAATCATCATCGTCTTGCCGTTACCAGACAAGCCAGTGATGTAGATGGGATAGAAGATTCGTGACTTGATGATGTCGCGCAAGTCATTGTAAAAACCGAACGGAACATAAGTCTCGTTGCGATCAGGCACAAACGACTCGGTGACATTGGCAGCACGTTTGCTGGCAAGTTGCACAACCTGCGCAACCATCGCAGCGGCAGCGACTGGGACTTCAGCCTGACTCGGAGCAGCAGTCACACTGGCATTCGGCACGATGTTATATTGACCGCGACCAACCTTGCGCTCGCGCAGAATGAAGTATGGGAAATTCGGAATCCCATTCTTCTTGTTCAAGCAATAGTCATTCAGTTCCTTGACCGAAACAACATCCTTGTCGAAGTGCGCATGCAACTTCTCAAGGACTGCAATCTTCGCGCTCTCATCATAATTAGACTTTCTCACATCAGACTCCATTTTCATTCTATAGATATATTATCGCATAGAAACACAGGGAAAACAACAGGGGAAACTCTTGTAAAATCAATAACTTACGTCAACCCCTTACGCAACAGCCAATTCTTCGGCGAGTTTCGTGAGCAGGAGGCGATTGCTCTTCTTGCTACCCACGTTCTTGGAGAACTCGCGAGCCATCTTGTTCTTGTTCATATCGCTGGTGATCTCAAGTTTGTCGTCAACGATGTTACTGTTCGGAAGAGCAACATAGAAATATTTGTCATATCCGAGGCGCTCAACGATAAGATAGTTGTGCTCGCGGAAACATTTTTTGGCAGCATCTTGCTGCTCATGAGATTTGTCAGCGATAAGATACTTCATGTCACGTTGAATGGCTTTTTTGTTACCAACAAAGAAGCCAAGATGTTTGCAGCCAGTCACATCAGCAACCAACTCCGTGATCGCTGCTTGCATATAATAATTATTGGCCAACTTGACTTTCTTCTTTGTCTTTTTGTCAATAAGATAGACAACAGACCTGCGACGATCATCATAGAAACCAGAGTCTACATCCATTAGGGGATATGAAAGATTGTTGCCACCGTCGCCGTCTGTCAGATACACAACGTTGCAAACATCTAACTGATGCTTGTTCTGGAACGCAGTAATGATTCCGCGAGAAGCAAGCAGAGTTTCGAGAAACGGAGTTCCATTCAAGCCAAAGCCACCGCTGTCCCAATTGTATTGCCAGTTGCCGTGGTCGTTATCATTGTTGCTGTGATAATCATAGCAACGACCGTACTCATTGGCAACAACGCACATCGCATTGAACGCACGACGATATTGAACAGGCGGCAAAGAAGAACCAATCAGATGCTTCAGATGAAACCAATTGTTGCCCATCGTCATATCAATTGCGCGATTAGAAACGAAACGTTCTTTCTTCAACATCTCGCGCAACTTCTTGTTGTCATAAGCATCGTCGCTGAAGCCATAAACTTCAAACGGCACTTTAGCAAGTTTACAGAATGACGCAAGCACAAGCATCTGCTCAATCGTGTTGCGAAGAATATCGTGCATTGAACCAGACATATCAACAAACATGATAAAGCCATGATTCTTGCCCTTCGGCACGACAGTGATCTTTTTGAAGAGATCATTGCTGAATTTATATTTGTGCAGCACGTTCATGTTCAACTCGCCAGTTCGAGCAGTCTGCGTTCGAGCATACTCGTTGGCTTTCTTGCGCATCTCAAATTCTTTCAGAATATGCATGATGACTTTTTTGTTGTTCGCGTTGAACTTGCGAACACACTTCTGAACAACAGTGTCGTATGCAATACCATGATGACCATAACGACGATCGGTATCTTCAATTTGCGAGCGGAAGAATTGCTCAAGATCATTCACAACTTCTGTGTTCGGAAGAATAATGTTCTCAAGAACAACATCAGGCAACTCATACATGAAGATTTTGCCAGTCTCGTTGACCAATTCCTGCTCACGCTGGCGGAAATTGCGATCAGTTACAGACTGCGGCTCATCTTCATCTTCTTGTTCTTCTTGATCGCCGCCACCAGAACTGTGCTGATTTTCTTCAGCATCTTCTTCATCGTCAGACTCAGTTTGATCCTGAGAATCTTCAGCATCAGTGCCGTCTGATTCTTCATCTAGGTCAGAGTCATCGTTACCATCGATGTCATCTTCATAATCAGAATCGTCGTCAGCGTCGTCATACTCACCAGAATCTTGTTGATCCTGCTTACGCTCTTCTTGCATCTGTTCTTGAAGATCTTGTTTGTTTTGAATCTTGTCTTGCTCATTCTGTTTGGTGTAGTCATACACACGACGAGCAATATCGACAACTTGATCCCAAGTCTCAGCAGCCTCAACTTCACGAACGATGTCACGCTCGAAGTCATTGAATTCAACAACGACATGTGCACCCATCTTGAAACGCAGGTTGATGCGATCAATCAGAGTCAACTTGCTGAGGTCTTGTAGTTTCTTGATGCCGAAGAAGTCACGTTCATATAATGATGTATATGCACGAGCGAAGGACTTTGAAAGTCCAGGAAACTTGCGCTTGACTAGTTTTTCGATGCGCGCATCTTCGATGACGTTCAAGAAATCTTTGAATTTCTTGTCACTCTCAGCAACTTCATTATGCCAGCCCTGCTGCGGAGTGTTCAGAGCATGACCAACTTCGTGGCCAGTCAGCAGGTCATACAAGTCGCCGTCCATGTCCTTCCAAACGGGAAGAACCATCGTACGATTTTTGAGGTCGAAGTATGCCGTCTTGACATTTTGGTGAGAGACGGTGATATTCTCGCTCGCCAAGAGTTTGGCGAGGATCGATTTAGAAGCCTGTAAATTCTTTTCCATAGAACCATTATGGACTAAAATGGCTGAAAAGACAACAGATTAAAACCCGAATAAAATCAATAACTTACGTCAGCCTACGTTATAGACAAATTTCTCAGGCTTGTTTTTCTGTGGTTCTGCTGCAGGAAGAATGTTAATCTTGGGTTCTTCGATCTGCGGAGTTTGTTCTTGCATCTCTAATTGTTGCGCATGCTGTTCAGCATAGGCGCGCATTTTCTTCAGATTTTGCTTCACCTTTCTTTTCGCTTGATCAAGTTTAATTGAACTGACTTTATCAGTATACATTATTCCATTCAAATGATCAATTTCATGTTGAATACAAACAGCAGTCAGCCCATCAAATTCTTGCTCAACTTCTTGACCACCAATTGCTTGAAACTTAACTTTGATGTGACTTGGACGCTTGAGTTTCAAATACAATCCAGGATAACTCAAGCATCCTTCGCCATACTCAGTAGGTTCACCAGACGATTCAATGATTTCTGGATTAATTAAAACCCAAATTTCACTACCCATATTAATAGCACACATTTTTTCTTTCAAGCCAACTTGATTGGCAGAAAGACCAAGACCTTGAAGTTCACCTAAAGTTTCACAGAGAGAAAATGCGAGATAAGCAACTCTCTTTTGCTCCTCGAGTGTATCAAACTTAACAGGTACAGTTGGTTGACGAAGAATTGGGTCGTAGAAATCAACCAACTTTAAAATCTCAAATTCAACAAGGTTGCCCTTGTAATACTTTACCATCTTGCTCATGATATCACCTGCGAGAAATTCTTTACCTTACCAAAACGAATTGTATGCTTGAACTTATCAACCATCTGATCAGTCTTATGAGTGATCACAAAGATGTTTGTATTGTCATTCATCATATTTATCAACTTCATAAATTCTTCAGTACCATTGATGTCAAGAGAACCATCAAAGACCTCGTCGAAGATGAGAAGATTGGTATTGACACTGTTCTTTAGTTTGGCGACCGACCTCCAAGTGAACAACAGTGCTAGATCAATACGTTTCTTTTCACCCTCTGAGAAGTTTTCATAACTGAAATCATCTCGGTGACGAGACTTGATGGTCTCCTTGAACTCCTCGTCAATGTTGAAGTTGACAAAGAAGTCCATCGCAGCCAAATACTTATTAACCAGTTTGTTGATAACTGGAACGTACTGCTTAATGATTTTCGACTTAATCCCGCCATCTTTAAGCAACTGCGCGACAATATCATAGTTTTGCGTTTGTTCAGATACTTCTTTTCTTTTTTCGTTGAATGCTTGTAATGCGTTGAGTAACTCTTTTGATTGTGCCTTGAACTCATCGCTCATGGCTGGTTTACTTTCTATTTCACTAATTTCTTTTTCAAGTTTCGCAATATAGTTTCGAACCTGCTTGCGAGAAGTATTGATCCGCACAAGATCTTGTTCAAGAACTTTAAGATTTTGTTGGGTTGATTTAATTGTATTGATTCGACGTAGAACGGCATCACTCTCTTCCTTTAGTTTTGTTAGACCTTCAGTTAGTTCTGTGATTTTACTGTTACAGGTGTGTACTTTTTCGTCTTTGTTATTGATAGCCTGATCGCAGGTTGGACAAGTCGAATTTACAGAATAGAACTCGATGTCTTTCTCGAGTTTCTGAATATTCCCTTCAATCTTGGCTTCAAGTTGATTTAACTTTGTGAATTTTTTACTGGTTGAATCGTCATCTGATACTTCGTTTAATAAACTTTCAATTTGCGTTTCTTTGTCAGTCGCTTCGACTTCAAGTGCTGAGAGTGATGCCGTGTTTTCAGTCACTTCTTGTTTCTTTGCGTCTACGATTTCTTTTGTATTCTTCTTGAGTTCATCAAGATGTTTCTTGTGTAGTTCGATTTTATCTTTAGTGTTATCAATTTGAATTTTAAGATGCGATGCTTCGTCTTTAAGTGTGTGTAGTTTGCTTTTGACAATCACATTCATTGCAGAAAAGATCTGGATGTCAAGTAGATCTTCGATGACAGTGCGACGATCCGCTGCTGACAACTGCATGAATGGAGTAAAGTTAGTCGATCCGAGGATAACAATTTGCGTGAATGACTTATAGTTCATCTTGAGAATAATCTTTTCAAGATGATCCTGATAATCTTTTGCTTTGGCGTCTTGATTTAAGAGTTCACCATCACAATAGATCTCAAAGACATTTGGCTTGATACCGCGAATGACCTTATATGACTTCTTGCCAATATCAAACTCAACTTCAACAAGACATTCTTTTTCGTTGACTGAGTTGACAAGTTGAGGTTTGTTAATATTGCGGAATGGTTTGCCGAACAATGAGAATGTAATGGCATCCAGGAATGTGGATTTACCTGCACCGTTTTCACCAACGATCAATGTCGTGGCATTTTCGTTCAGAGGAATTTCAGTAAAGACATTTCCAGTAGAAAGGAAATTCTTGTAACGCACTTTTTTAAATAAAATCACGCTGTCTCCATAGACAATGCTTCATTGTACACATCGCGCAATACAGTTTTGATTTTATCTGATTCTACAGGTAAAGTCAAACCATCAACATACTTATTTAGAATTGACATTGTATCTTCTGCTTGATCAATATCAACCTCAACATTTTCAGTGATCTCAGAAAAGTCTTCGACAACAGATACTTCAAGCGGATTTGCTTTTGCAAGAGAATCTAATAGTGTATCAAACAAGAACGAATTGTTGCGTTTTTCAACAACAATCTTTACATACTTGCTTGCGAGATGAGAATAGTCTGCATTCACAAGATCATTATAATACAATTCATCATCATTGTACTGAATCTTATAAAACATTTGCAGCGGATTCTTTATAAATTCTAACGCACGTGTTTCAGTATCATAGATATGAAAACCACGCTCATCATTGTAGTCAGCCCAAGTCATCTCTCCTGGAGTGCCGACGTATACAATACTGCCGCTGTTGCTCTTGTGATGAAAATGACCTGAAAGAACTAGATCATACTTCTGAAGTTGAGCAGGATCCATACCCTCATGGCAAATATTGCCACGATCCATTTCAAAACCTTGCAGTTCGAAATGGCCAAAGCAAACATGATTAGTGCTGCGTTTGATAAAGTCTAGAATTTCTAGTTCATTGTCTTTGCAGATCCAAGGAATGATATCAATACCATTCCATTCCGTTGGCTCGTTGTAAACAACAACGTTTGGATAATCCTTCAGCAGTAACTCTGGTGAATTAACTTCAAGCGTATTCTTGAACGTGATGTCGTGATTACCAAGTAGAGTATGGCACTCTAAATTATACCGAACCAACTCATCAAAAAAATACTTGCGGCAAAGAGCAAGAGACTGAAAAGAAATATACTTCCGACGATCAAATAGATCACCAAGTTGAAAGATGGTCCTAACTCCATGGTCCACCAAATAAGGGAAAAAGTGTTTAGTATAGAACTCACGATAATGATTATGGAAGGCGATACTGTCGCCTCTCATACCAAAATGTGTGTCACCTAGTATAGCAATCTTCACTTAACTACATCCTCATCAACAAATTTTTCTAGCCCTGCTTTCTTGGCTTTCTTTTCTTTGCGAGCGTTTTCGTAATTTTGTATGAATTCGGAAATGTTTTCATACAATTCGAATTGACGGAAAGTTCCATCTTCATTCTCATTGAGTTCGAACTCGTCGAGTATTCCAGCAGTTTCAGTTGATTTGTATTTAACATATAGTTGCTTCTTCTCTTTCTGAATGCGACGTAAGAATGCATAATATACTATTTGAGTGAAATAGGCAAATGGATTGCTTGATTTTGCTGGGTCAAAATTGTCAACGTACATCACGCAGTTTTCAATTGCATCAGCAACCATTTCGTCTCTAAATGTATAAGACAAGAAATTGGGTTTGTGTGAGAGATTCTCAGCGATCTTCATGAAGCATTCAGCAACGTAACGCGGAATCTGTGGCTTTGGTTGCCCAAGCCTTTTCGCTTTACGAATTGCCGTACGATACTTCGTCATTTCCTTGAGGAAGTCTTTGTTATTGATATAGTGATTCTTTGCCATAATTAGTGTACTGGTTTGTCTTTTTTGTTTGCCATTGCTTCAAGAATAGATACAACCTTCTCTACTGTTTCAGGATTGTTGGCATCTAAACCTTTGGTTTTCTTTTTAACTGGTGTCTTTATATTTGCTGTATTGTTGTAGAAGAAATCAGCAACATATTCGTACTGCTCAACAAACTCTGCCTTTACAGGTGTTGCAAACAAAACCTCTTCATTAACGAAGTCTACTTCTTTGATTTCAACGACTGCTTGCGGCAAATATTCTTGCATCGCTAAAATTTGTCGACCTTCGTCAAACAATGTTTCAATCTCAATACGCAATGGAAGTTCAACAGTGATATACCCTTCTTTGTATGTTACATATCCAATCACATCATCGGGAATAGATCGCAAGCGAACAAATCTTAGTTCACCTTTTGGTTTATATTCTACTTTATCTTCAGACATTAATTTATCCTTACGTTATTCGTTGTGAAAGGAAATTTTTCTTCACTATAGATCTTCACTCGTTCCTCATAATGCTTCAATGTGAAGTTTGTATAAGGACCATAACGTAGATCATCAGCGATATCATACAACGTGGCTGCTTCTTTGTTTTCACCTAAACGCAGCACACGACCGATTGATTGTAATGCTCGAATCTTACTTTTTGTTGGAGAGGAGAAGATAATATTATGTAGGTTGCGGATGTTCACACCAGTTGAGAATGTCCCGTAACTTGCCACAATGATCGCATCATTTTCCTGTTCAGTGATATGTCTCACTGCTTCGCGATCTTCTGCTTCAACCCCACCATGGATAAAAAATACTTTTCGACCATTTGCTTTTTCAGTTATCCATTCGAATAATAGTTTACCGTGTTTTTCAACATAAGTAAATAAAACAAGACTATTTCCTTTCAGGTTTAGCGCAAGATCAGTGATAAAACGATTTCGACCTTCGTGTTGAACGAGAAAAGCCATCTCGTCCTGATAGGTGAAACCTTTAACTGTTTTGCAAACTATTTCTGGATACTTTAATACAATGCACTTGATGCTGAAGTTGGCGAGTTGTTTACGTTCAATGAGTTCCTTTGTGGAAATAACTTTGAAAGTTGGTCCAAATAAACCTTCAAGAACGAGTTTGTTCACTTTGCTATCATCAAGTGTACCTGTCGTGCCAATACGCACATCACAGTTGATGAGTTTAGTCATGATAGAAGTCAGTGACTTGGCTTTGAACGTATGCGCTTCGTCACCGATGATAAAATCAAACTGAGCAAAGTATTTCTTTGGCATATCATAGATTGACTGCCATGTAGAGATAATCAAATCACTATCAGGGATTTTACTCTCACCACCATAAATCTTCTGACAGTATTTCTCTACATCCCATCCATTGACAGATGAGTAGTTCTTAAAGTCACTATGCATCTGAGTGACGAGATTAATCGTAGGAACAATCAACAATCCGCGCTTCTTACCTGTATTAAGTAAGTGGCGAATCATCATATAAATGATTAATGATTTTCCCGATGCGGTTGGTGAAATGAGTACAGTTCTCTTCTTCGTAAGTCCGACGCTAGAAGCGAGCAACTGATAATCTCGCGGCTCCATTGGAAGTGATAAAGCACTTGCCAAATTTTTTGTGTCAACAGGGTAGATTTCCTTTTCTTCATCGATGTACTCGCAGGTATAGTTGCTGTCCTTGCAAAACTTTTTGATATACGGAACTAAACCAAGATAGATTTGTCTCGTGTTTAGATTCAGAAGTCGAATCTTTCCGTCCCAATATTTATTTTTAAACGCAGGTGAAAACTGATAGCCTGGAGTTGAAAATGTAAAAAACTCTGACATCTCTTGCAAGATGGCAGGTTCAGCAGTCACTTGGACATAGATGTTATTTACTTTTTCAACAACGACGTGTTCTATCATCGAGCACCCTGGATAAACTTCTCCCAGCCCATGTACTCTTTCAACTGCCACGTGCGATTGTTGAGTTCCTTCATGACGTTGGTGCAAAAACTTGCTGCTTCTTCATGATAGGCTTTCTTGCGTTTCATTTTTGCAAGATCATCGTCACCATCAAGGTAAACTTGGATGTCGGATTTAAGAGTGAAACGAAATGGTTCCCAGCCAAGTTTATCAAGTTCTTCTTGATCTAACTTGCCGTTATAATACATCCATTTCATACGCTTGAGTTTGTCATATTCTAATCCTGCTCTCTTGGCAGCAAGATTATGTAATGACAAGTATTTGTTATATTTGTTATGCAGAATAGGAATGCGCAGAATTTCTTTTCCAGGCTCCGTAGTATCTACTTCGGAATCCCTTTCCCATTGCTGCATTAATTCTTCAAGTGGAGGTGTTTCTATTTTCATGCATCAATTATAAATCATTTCACATCAAAAGACAAGTAAGAACAAGAGTTGTCTTGCAAATTCTATGGTAGTACAATCAGTATGTCTGGTTTGAACGAAGTCTCAAGAATATTTAAAGACTATCTTAATCTTTCGTATTCATAGTAAGAGAATCTAAATGTTGCATCGGCGATTGCAATATTCTCTGCAGTATCTTGCGCATTAAACAATATTGTTCCCACTGAAGTTGGGAACAAATCTACAAACTTAACTCTGAAGTTTGGATTGTTTTTGTTTGTGAACAGAGTCATCACAGCACTACTGTATTGTGGCTTATTCTTTTCTCTGCCGCGAATATATGGAGATCTTGCTTGTCGTTCAAGATCTACATATTCTTTGAAGTCGGTAGGGAATGTCATACCGCGAATCCAATCATGAATCTCGGTCCAGTTGCGCATATCTTCGTCAACTAGGAAAGTGATATTAAACGTATCATAAATCATCTTTTCGCCAGGAACATACAGGTCGATAAATGGCGTCACTCTTGGAATTTCAGTCAATGAAACTCCAGGAACGTTTGCTGCTTGACAATAGTATGTTGCTCCAGGCAAACGATCAAACGTCACTCTAAATTTTGTACTTTGTAGTAAGTCAGTATTTGTTGGTGTGCGCGTTAGTGCTGTCATTCTTTCTATTCCTAGAAACGATACAACTATTTAGGTGTGAAAAAAAGGGGGGCTTTTCAGCCCCCCTCATTTAGTATTGCCTTATTATTTTTTAAGTCGGCAAAACTTTTTCTAGCGCATCAATTATTGGTTGATGTTTAGAACAACAAACTTACGATAGTAAACGTTTGTGTCATTTGCTAGAGCACCAGTACCAGCGCCAGTTGCGAAAGGATTTGCAACGAGACCATAACGAGTCTTGAAGCCAATCTTTGGCTGGTAGGTTTGTGGGTCAACTGCACGAACCATCTGTAGAGGAACATATGGGCAGTAGAAGAGACCAGCGTCATAAGCATTGGTTCCCTTGTATCCTACTACGACATAGTCTGTACCAGTTACAGAATATGGATCAACATAAACCTTGATGCGACCGAATAGCGTACCTGCGAAGGTATTGCCTGTGTCGTCAACTGTTAGGTTTGTTTGACCAGCTAGTGCTGAGTTGTAGTCTAGAAGACCAGTCATTGCAAGAGCAGAGGCAACATCGGTTGAAAGGATAAGCATGTTGCCCTTGCCACGACGAGTGTCTTTAGCAATCTTATTTGCTGCTCTTTCGATTGCGAACAAGAGTGACTTGTACTTCTCAACCTGCCAGCGACCGCTTGTGTCAGATGCAGATGAGAGGTTGAAGACATTACCTGTTGCATTGTTTGTGATACCTGCGTTAGCAGTTGCATAAACAGTACGAACAACTTCGCGGTTGATTTCAGCAAGAATTTCAGTTGACAAAATATTTGTCAATTCTGTTT